GTTTATTTGTTTAAGCAATTTTTATACCACACAGAGGATATGCCTTTGGAATACGGCTTGGTTGCTAGTATTTTAATGTGCATAGTATCGACTTGTTTGTTGGTTTGTTATCGTTATTTTTTACGGCTCATAACGATACATAACACTCGAGCCACCTGCGAAGCTATGCGTGAGGAAACGTATTTTGAAGAGTCCGGGTGGATTTATATATCCAGGACTGTTGCAGATTTGAAAACCCCGTGGTTGGGAACAAAAACCGGATCAGTTTTCAGTTTTATGATTTTTGTGCAAGTGATGATGTTGAATTGGGCGTTCAATTTTTATCTGACAGAAATTATTTTGTTCATTCTATATCCGATATGGTCGGTTTTATCTAGCCCTTGTTTCAAAACAACTGATGTTTGGCCTATGAAGGTTAAGATTTTAAATCAAGATCTTCCGCTGACTTGCAGACAATTTGAGAGCAGGGGGTTTAAATTTAAACCGGTTTGTTGTGTTGATAGTTTGAGCGTGGACCCCAAAGATATTCACATGTCCATGTTGCCAAGTAATGGTAAACCATCTAAAGATGCCATCTATCGTGATGCAAATCTTGTTCTTTATGAAATGAAATCTAAGGAACCAATTAAGTTTTCTGAAACTTTTGGAAATGTTAATTTCCTAGTTCAGTTCTCTGATCTTGAAGTCAAAAAGACACGTTATCTTTTAGTTGATCAATCACATTTTGTGGAATTGACTTCATCATTTATTATTGGTCCTGATTTTAATTCAGAGGAGCGTATTGACCGAGCACAACAGAAAATGTCCGGCGGTATTAGATTTGTTAATCTACATAGGGATTTGATTGCCATAACTGGTATGAATGTCTATGATCATACAATGTGCCTATTTAGCTATGCTGAGTCTCAATTAAGAGCTTATCAAGCTAAATCTTTAAACTAGTACGTCCTCAAAAACTAACTCTCTTTGGTTACCGGGTGAGCGAGGTTGAATTGGAAGCAAGATATGATGTTAAATCATTTCCATATTTAATTGATTCACCAGAGAGAGAAGATGTGCCAGTTACTCGTTCGTTGCCAATATATATTTGGGGTTTGGCCTTACCCAAGGCTGATCCCCGTGATGTTTACTCACTTATCCATGGATTATGTAAGAGAGTGATTCAGGTTCCACCACCACCAAAGAGGATTTTGATGCGCCGTTTCAAAGGTTTTGTTAACAGTTGGATCAGGGAAAATTTAGTTCCATTAAGTGCTGATAGTGATACTAGTTATGAGACTTGGAGGGATAATACCTCCTATGCTACTTCTAGGATCCTGCAGTTAAATGCCTTAAATAAGGAAACACTTCATTTAAATTGGATGGATATCATACATAGTAAGAAATATACTAATGTGGATTCCCACCCAAAGGATGAAATGTATTCTGAGTTTAAGGTTATTAGATGGATAAATTCTCGCCATGATTTGTTCAAAATTAGATCCGGACCAATTTTTAAACTTATAGAGCATGAGCTCTTTAAGAACTCTTTGTTTATTAAGTATGTCCCTGTGAGGGATAGAGCTAATTGGATAAAAGAAAATATTTATCATGATGGTTGGTATTATTATGCTACAGATTATTCATCTTTTGAATCTTTGTTTACTCCAAGACTTATGAAGTCATGTGAAATGTTGTTGTATTATTATATGACAAGGAATCTCGTTGGAGGTTCTGAGTGGTATGATTCTATAAAGTATGTTTTGTGTGATGCACCATATACTCTGGGAACAAAAACCGTTAAATGTGATTTAACGGGAACTAGGATGTCAGGGGAAATGAATACTAGCTTAGGAAATGGTTTCACTAATGCCATGGTTACTTTATTTATGCTTAGGGAGGCAGGAGTAAATGATCACCGTGCAGTTTTTGAGGGGGATGACGGTTTAATTTCATCACCTACCCAGCTCACGGCATCGGTCCCTGAACAATTAGGACTAAGAATTAAAATGGAAGAATACTCAAGTCTTGAACAAGCCTCATTTTGTGGAAATCGATTTTCACTTGATGAGAAGATTATTGTTAGGAATCCTATTGAGTGTTTGTGTTCATTTGGTTGGTCCAAGTTAAACCAGGTTAATTCCAGGGAAACTAAACTTGATGTGCTTTTAAGATCTAAGGCTTATTCCCTTAGGTATCAGTATAATGGTTGTCCAGTGCTGACAAAATTTGCAAATTATGTTTTGCGTGTGACGAAACGCGCACAAAGCGGTATTAGCAAGTACTTAAAAGAGGACCGCACATTAAGTGTCTGGGAAAGAGATCTATTGAAGAAATCCGTTGAATACTTTGAAGAAGTTGAAACCGGACCAAAAACACGCAAGCTTGTTGAAGATTTATTTTCTTTATCAGTGTCTGATCAAATTACACTGGAGAAATATTTTGATTCATTGACTTGTGTTACAGCAATAGAGCATCCCATTCTAAAGAAATACGCGGTATTAAAACCGCAGTGGAGTTTTTATTTTCAAAATTTTCAGGTTGTTAGAACCAACCGGGATGATCCCAAACTCGCACTAAATGGTGCAATTGCTAATCCAATTGCGGCCAAGGCAAATGCTGAAATATTTGCTGAAGAAATTAGAGCCAACAAAGTATGAACACGAGCGCCCTCAGTGGAATTCCCTAAATACTATAAGTCTAGCAAGCTCCTAGGTGCGTAATGGGGATTTTAAACGAGAGACTTAACGGTTCATACTTGTTGGAAAACCACCTTCTTTCTTCGAATTCTAGCAAAGACACGTGAACACCCGTGTATAAATTATTG